CCTGTTCAGTTACTTCCGCACGCCGATTGCAAACAATATTGACGATAACTCGCCGCTGGGCGTCAGCATCTACTCGAGTGCACTGGAGACGCTGCATGCCATCGACATCTGCTATGATTCGTTCGTCACCGAGTTCCGGCTGGGGAAGAAGAAGATCATCGTCCCGGCGCGTTTCCTGCGGATGGTGACCGACCCACAGACCGGGCGGCAGGTGCGGTACTTCGACCCCAACGACGAGACCTATGTGGGCGTGGCCGACGACGACGGCACGGCGGGGGTGCATGACATCTCCGTGGAGCTGCGGGTGGAGGAGCACGTGGCGGCGCTGAATGCGCTGCTGTCGATCCTGTGTTTGCAAATCGGGTTCAGCGCGAACACGTTCAGCTTTGACGAGCACCAGGGCGGGATCAAGACGGCCACCGAGGTGGTCAGCGAGAACAGCAAGACCTTCAAGACCGTGCGGACGGTGCAGAACCAGCTGCGCCCCATGCTGGAGCACATGGTGAGGAACATTATCGACGTTGCGATCCTGTACGGCATGGAGTGGGAAGGGCAGAGCGTGGAGCGCCTGGCCGCCGGGGGCTGGGAGTGCAAGGTCACGTTCGACGACGGCGTGACGCAGGACCGGCAGACGAACCTCAATGAAGGTGTGATGCTGGTGGGTGCGGGACTGCTGTCGAAGTATAAGTTCCTGACGGACAAGAAGTTCGGGCAGGGGCTGACCGACAAGGAGGCCGCCGAGGAGCTGCAGCGGATCCGGGACGAAAAGCAGGAGACGGTGAGCGAGGAGCAGGTGCGACTGTTCGGGGGCGGGGCGTGATGACCTATGGCAAACCCTGATTTCCTGGACGTGCTGGGCGAGGAGATGGGTCGAGTCTATGAGGCCTGCCACGACCAGCTGCTGATCAACCTGGCACGGCATTTTATGTTCCTGAAGCCGGGGGAGCAGCCCGGCGGGGCGTTTGAGTATCAGGCCAAGAAACTGCTGGAGATGGGACAGCTGACGCAGGAGAGCGTGGAGATCATCCGTGGAATGCTGGACGGTGCGGACCCGGCGCTGGCGGACTGCCTGGAGGCGGCCATCGTGGAGGCGCTGGAGGACGTGGAGCCCGAGTTGAGGAAGGCCGCGGAGGCGGGGCTGTTGGGCGAGGAGATGCCGCCGGAGATCAGCCCGCGAGCGACGGCGGCGTTTGAACGGTATTATGAGCAGAGCGCGGACAAGTTGAACCTGGTGAACACGGTGATGCTGGAATCGACGCAGGACGCCTACCGGGAGACGGTGGCGGACATCGTGAACCGGATGCAGCGGGCGCAGACCATCGTGGACGCGGCGGCGGGCGAGGTGGTCAGCGGGGTGGAGAGCTTTAACCAAGCGCTCAAGGACGCGGTGCGGAAGCTGGTGGCCACTGGGATCGCCGGCTTTGTGGACCACAGCGGGCGGCGCTGGCGGCCGGAGACCTACGTCGCCATGGACATGCGGACGACATTTCACAACGTGAGCCGGCAGGCGTTTTGGGAGCGGAATGAGGAATACGGGAACGACCTGTACCTGGTCAGCCAGCACCCAGGGGCGCGGCCGCTGTGCTATCCGTGGCAGTGCCACGTGATCAGCCGGAAGGACCAGGCGCGGGACGTGACGGATGGGGCCGGGAACCCGGTGCACGTGTGGGCCCAGAGCGAGACGACATACGGGGAGCCGGCCGGGCTATTTGGCATTAACTGCGGGCATCACCCGGAGCTGTTCGTGCCGGGGGCGACGAAGGTGCCGGAGGTACGGCAGGGCGAGGAGGAGAACGCGCGGCAGTATGCCGAGAGCCAGAAGCAGCGCGGATTGGAGCGGAAGTTCCGGGCGGCGCGGCTGGACATGGAGGTTGCGAAAGCCCAGGGCGACGAAGAAGGGCTGAAGCAGGCGCGGGAAAAGCTGAAGGACGCCGACGCGAAGCTGGATCGGTTCGAGCAGGACACGGGGCGCAAGCGGCGGCGGGAGCGGGAGTACGCGCCGGTGGACGCGAAGTGGCCGAAACCAACGACAGACAGCCCGACGGCGGTGCGGGACGCGCTGCGGGAGTATTTCGGGAACGGAGGGACTTAAATGGGATGTGAGCACAAGCGGGTGAAATCCGTGAATTGCGTGATCTTCTGCATGGATTGCGGGGCGAAGTTGGATAAAACCCCGGAGCCGGAGAAGAAGCAGGTTAAGCGGACAGCGAAGAAAAAGACGGAGGCGTAGTTTCAGCAAGTTACACTTTTGAGCCTTCTCAAGTTAAGCGCAATTTAGAAAAGCCTGATTTTACGGGGGTTTTCTAAAGCAAACGGCACTTTTTTGAAGATAGCCGCAAGTTACGCGCAAGTTAGAGCGCTGATTAAGGCAACCATTCGGAATATCCAACAGGTTGCTTTTTTCATACAACTACGTCCGGCGGGACGACAAACACGCATCGGCCTATCACTCTATCAGGCCGGAAAAAGGAGGAGTTATGGGTAATATTTTCACCAGGAAAGCGCTGAACGACATCATGGGCAATGAGGGACTGACGCCGGAGCAGCGGACCGAGCAGGTTTTCAGCCTGTACGGGCGCGCACTGGACGATGGGTACATCGCCAAGACGGCGGCGCAACAGGCCCAGCAGACGGCGCTGGAGAACGCCAAGGCCGAGTGGGAGAAGGGCGTCAAGGTGCCCGACCCCAAGGAGAGCGACGCCTACAAGCAGCTGCAGGGCGAGTTTGACAGCTACAAGCAGATGCAGCAGGCGCGGACGTCCGAGGATTACAAGGGCGTCAAGGGCAAGTTCTTCGAGACGGTCTACGGCATGGTGGATCGCAAGGACGGGGCGAAACCCGTCGCGGAGCAACTGGCGGACATTCGCAAAGGGTATGATGAATACTTTGAGCCGGAAAAGAGCCAGCAGAAGCCGACCTTCGGCGCGCCAGTGGAAGGCAGTATGCCGAAGGGGGACCAGGGGGCGGTCGCCGCGTTTTCTAAGGCGTGGGGATTTGTGCCCCAAAAGAAAGAATGAGGAGATGAGAGATTATGCCGTTTATTCAGACTAACGTCAACTACGCCGCTGAGTACAGCCGCGCGCTGGCGGAGGCGTATCCGTATCTGAGCTACTTCGGCGCGATCTGGGCCTCGCCCAATTCGCAGTTGTACAAGCCCGGACGCGGCGCGACCATGTACATTCCGACGCTGAGGACCAGCGGCGCGAAGGCGGTGAACCGTGACCGTATCGACGGCGTGTTCACGCGCAACTGGAACAACGATTTCCAGGCTGTGCAGCTGGACATGTACCGCTATTGGGACACCCTGGTGGACCCGATGGACCTCCTGGAGACCGACGATATTGCGAATATCGCAAACATCACCCGGACGTTCAACGAGTTCCAGAAGGTGCCCGAGATGGACGCTTACCTGGCCATGAAGCTGGCGGGCTTTGCCGCGCAGTATGGCGGCGTTGACGCGACCACCCTGACTTCTGCCAACATCCTGGCAGAGTGGGACGCCTACCTGGCCGAGCTGAAGAACCGCCGCGTGCGGCCTGACCGCGCTGTGTGCTACATGACGCCGGACGCTTACACGCTGCTGAAGCAGGCTACCGGCATGACCCGATTCATCGAGGTCACCAACGGCATCCGCGACGTGGACCGCAATATCGCGCGCCTGGATGGCGTTCTGATCGTTGAGGTTCCGAAGGATATGATGCTGGACGCCTACGACTTCACGGAGGGCTATGTCCCGGTTTCCGGGGCCAAGCAGATCAACATGCTGTTGGTGGACCCGATGGCTGTGGGCGCTCCGATCCAGTACGAGACCGCGATGATGAGTCCTCCGACGGCGCAGTCTCAGGGCAAGCTTCTGTATTTCGAGGCCTACCGCTACGGCGCGTTCAGCCTGATGGAGCGCGGCGCGGGATTCATCGCGAATATGTCCGCGGCGGCTACTCTGGGCGCGTTGACCGTGGCGAGCGCTTCGGGTACGGTGGCCTCCGGCGATACCGTGGTGACCGTGACCGGCGCTATGGTGTACGATTCCGGGCGTGTGCCGAGGGGCTATGCGCTGTACTACACCAGCGGCCAGAGCGCGGCGGTGAGCCTGACCTACGGCTCCGGGCTGCCCGCGGGCGAGACCTGGGCGAAGCTGCCCGGCAACCCGGCAACCATCGGCAGCCAGACGGCGGGCAAGTACATCACCGTTGCCCTGGTGGAGGAGACCACCGGCAAGGTGGTGGCCGGCGGCAATACTACGCTGGTGGTGAAGTCCTGATGAACCTTGCGGGCGCGGGGGCTTCGGCTCCCCGCCTGCTGAATTGGAGGCGATAACGTGGCGCAGTATTTGACCTATGCGCAGTATCAGGAATGGGGCGGGACGCTGGATGAGAACGCCTTCAACCTGGCCGAGATCAGGGCGCGGGCGCGCATCGACGTCATGACGCAGAAGCGGGTGGCCTATATGCGGGAAGTGCCCGAGCAGGTGCAGGCGGCAATGATGGAAATCATCACCGTGGACGGCACCTTCAGCGCCAGCGCGCAGGCCAGCGCGCCCGTCGCCGCCTCCTTCACCACGGACGGCTATTCGGAAAGCTACGGCAGCGCTGAGAGCCGGACGGCGGCGATTGAGAAGCAGCTGACCGGGAGCATTGAAACCCTGCTGGACGGCGTGACTAACGATGATGGAACACCCCTGCTTTACGCGGGGGTGCCGACCATCGGCACGCCGTGGATCGGGGGGATTATGCCGTGAAGCTGTGCAACGATACCATCACCGTGTTCAACGCCCGTGTCGACCCTGACGAGGGTGGCAACGTGTGGGTGCCTACGGTGATCACCGGCGTTAGCTGGTTCGCCACGGACGCCAGCACGGTGGATGCCAGCAAGGGCGGCCTGGTGGCGGCGAACAAGGTGACCGTGCGGATCCCCGTGGAGGCCGACACCGGCGGGAAGGCCTACGCCGACCCCGTGAGCTACGCCAATGCCGAGGACGTGTCCAGGCTGTGGACGCTGAAGGGCGGCGACATCGTAGTGAAGGCGGCGGTGGAGGGCGACGACTGGACGCCGGCGAAGCTGAAAGCGACCTGCGCGGACTGCGTGGTGATCCTGGGCGTGACCGACAACCGGCGGGCACCGAGGGCACCGCACTGGCGGATCACCGGGACATGAGGTGAGAGCATGTTTTCCATCAGCGCAAGGCTGGAAGCGCACCTGGCACCGAACGACTTGCTGATGGCCTACGGGCTGGAGAAGGGCGGACGGGTCCAGCGGTTCATCGACCAGAAGGTGATCGACGGCTGCACGCCCTACGTGCCGGCCAGCCCCGACCGGACGCTGGAATTTTCCGCTCAGGTTTCGACCGAGATCGGCAGCGGGATGGTGGTTTGGAACACGCCCTATGCCCACTACCAGTACATGGGCGAGGTCTACGGGCCGAACATACCGATACTGGAGCCGGAGACCGGCGTGCTGCTGGGCTTCTTCAGCCCACCGGGGCGACCGAAGCACCCGACCGGCGAAAGCCTGACATACGACACCAGCCAAAATCCCATGGCCGGGCCGTTCTGGTTTGAACGGGCCAAGGCCGACAACATGGCCGAATGGCTTGACGAAGCGCGACGCGTGATGATACAGGGGGAATAACAGATGCCTGACACCAACAACACCGCCAGCGTGCGGACGTGGCTACGGCGCTGCCCCGTTATCGAGCGCGCGCGGGCCTTCGGCGTGGACTACCTTGCCGAGAACGGCAGCTACTCGCTTGACGCGACGCCGACGGCGCTTCGCTACCGGGAGAACATTCTGGGCGAGATGGTGCTGCGGGACACGCAGGAGCAGAACTTTGTGTTTGCCTCCCGCGAGCCCTACGGCGACGAGTTCCGGCAGAACCTGGACAACCTGGGCGTGATGCAGGACGTGGCCGCGTGGATCATCGACCGCAACAACGCCCGCGACTTTCCCGACTGGGAGGGCGGCGAGGTGGTGGGCATCGTGCCCACCATCAGCGGCTATCCCATAGCAATGGGCCCCGCGTTTGCGAGGTACCAGATACAGATCAAGGTCACCTATCGGGTGACAGAAAGGACGTAAGATTATGGCTGATACCATTACCGGCAAGATTGCGCGGAAGTACATGGGGCACTTCCTGGACGCTTCCTTCATGGGCGAAACCCCGTCGCTGTACCGGCTGGGCAAGGACCTGGAGGAGTACAACGTCGAG